CGAAACTTTTCTCAACAACTGGGGCCGGGGAACCGCCACCGCCACCGCCACCGCCACCGCCACCACCGCCAGAACGGATTTCTGTACGCTCCGAAACCAAATCATTTAGATTCGAGTTCCACTCACCACCACTCGCGTCTAACGCTGCGTTGATATCGGCTTGTACCTCCGCTTCAGTTCGGGCAGCAGAAGTCGAAGTCGAAGTCGAAGCAGGAAGAGTAGACTGGTTCTGACCAGTAGTCTTGCCGCTGCTGTCTGTGGTAAATACAACAGGATCGTCGTTACTGTTTAAAACAGTGCCCGTCTTTAACGTCGTACCAGTCGGAATAACCGTGGGAGTAGGTGCTGGGCTCGGGTCGTCGTTGTCGTTGCTGCTCGGCTCATCATTCTTAAAGGTCCGCCGATCAAGAAACGCCGAAAACAAAAACGGGTTGTATAAACTATTGCTCATCTTAGACCTTCCTCACAAAGTAAGAACCAACGCAATCGTAGCCCCTACCACTCAGTATCCCATTAAAGACCCGTGGATCAAGTTTCGAGGTCTGACCAATCCGTATGTCAACAACACCCAAATCTTCCGCCCACTGCTCAAATAACCCCAATAACTGAAGCCCGACACGCGAACCTCGCTTCTCAGGTACTACATACCACAAACTGTCGCCAGCAACCAAGTCACGGCTGAAGAAATAAGGATTCGCCTTCCCAGCAAACACCCCAACAGCCTCGCCATCCTCCCAAGCTAACCAAAAAGCATGCTTGTCAAGGTGAGTATAACGCTCCGCGTTGTCCAACAAATACCCAGGATCAAGGGCCAAGTGCCTATGAGCACTCTCCTCATGAGCCTTCTTGCCTAACTGCAAAACAGCGCGGGCAACTTCCGGACGAAAATCCCGAACCAACTCAAATGTTTCGGCAACCAAATCCTTCATCGCTTGTACAAACTCTCAATACCACCAGGCGTAGAATACCGCTCAATGCTCCCCGCACCAGGAATCCCACGACGACTCAAGGGACTCATCTTGCTACTCGCTCGAAAACCACCAGGAACAGGCTTGTTACCCAACGGTGTCGCACTCTTCAAACCCTGATCCGCGAACAACGCCGCCAATCCCTTCTGTAACGCAGCCTGACCAGCCTTGTCCTCCGCCTGCGGAACCAAACCCTCGGGACGAGACTGCGGACGAGTGGACTTCAACTCCTTGCCGTTCAATAACTCCGACGCATACTGCTTCGCATCATCCGATACAGTCCCACGAGCCACGTTCCCGCCACCACCATTGTAAGCCTGCAACGCAAGCGTAACATCTCCATCGTAATTCTGAATCAAATTCGCCAAATGCTGCGCACCAAAACGCAAACTCTCCATCGGATCAGACCGATCCAAAATAGGATCCGTGCCATAACCAGGCTTCAACGCAGTGTCACGCATAATCTGAGCCAAACCTAGCTCACCAGCAGCACCCTTCGCATTCGGATCAAAACCACTCTCACGCTCAATCAAACGAACATATAACTCAGGATCAATACCAAACCGCTCCGCCTGCTTCGCAGCCTCGCGCCTAAAAACATTCTTCTCTGACATAGCGTGAAGCTCCGTTAAGTTGGTCTCGGGTCGCCGTTGTAACCAGCGGTGTACGCTTCTATCTGCGGGGTAGTACAAATCTCGTCCCAACTCGCAGGATTGCAACCGTTTCCGTTCGCAGCGTCGTAAACTCCTTGGTCGTAAGGGTCCGTAGGTAGAGGATCAGACATAAGTGTCTCCTTTCAGGTTTGAAAACACAATACCCCAAACCCAAATGAAAATAAAGTGCGCATAATTTCTACGGGGCATGGTACTCGGTCCTCGGATCTGGGTACTTGTACCTGGGTTGTGGTCTACATGCAAGTGCAATGGAATTACCCCCGAATGATTTTACAAAACCAATACTATAGGACAGTAGGAGTGCTACGCACCCACCATATATGGGGGGACCCCCTGCGGGGGCGCGGGAATATTGAGCCGGATCCGGCACAGTTACCCCCGCGGGCGGGGCGGGTGCTGCGCTGCAGCACGGGCGGGCGGGCGGATGCTGCGCTGCGGCGGCTGACTGGTCTGGATATTGGGTAAATTAATTTCATTCTGCATGCAATTAATTGCATTCTGCGTGTTGACATCTGCGTTCACAAGCCCCATAACTTAGTTATGGAAACGCAATCAAGCGATCCACTCAACCAAGGAAACAAGATCATGAACACCAGAGACCAACTCGCAATCGTCGAAGCCAAGATCAAGAAACTTCAAGCGCAACAGAAAGCACTCCGCGCCGAAGCAGTCGAAGGTGGCTTCGCCTACTACGTCCAGACGATCCGCAACACTGCCCCGTCGCTCACATGGTGGAAAGAGCAACACCCCAAGACTTGGCAGCGTTATGCGAAAGAGACCACGGTCAACACATTCGCTTGGAAAGACTAGGACCATAGCGGTGACCGCCCCCGAGTGGGGCGGCATCCGCTGCGATCCTGCAGCACTCAACCAACCAAAGGAGGCATTCACATGTCAAACCTAATCGCCGCTCTTAACGAGCATAAGCAACAAGCCCAAGCTCTGGATGACATCCAGCAGCAGCTGCGGGCAGTGAAACGCGCTTACCATCGCCTCGACGATGCCCGCGCCAAGCTGGAAGAAGTCCAGCAGGACGTTCGCGCCATGGACCACCCGTCCTTCGAGAGTGAGCTTAACGCCCTCGATGATGCCATCGAGCACTGGCTCGGGGACCTGCACCCGATCAGCGAAGACATGCTGGACTGGGCAGGTCGCGACGACGACTGATTGTAGCGGTGACCGCCCCAGCAATGGGGCGGCATCCGGTGCAATCAAGTGCCACTCAACCAAAGAGGAAAGACAATGCAAACTGAAGTATACAATGAAGCCGTCGATAGCACTAAGCACACGCTGGGCAATCGTCTCAAGTTTAAGCTCGAGTTTATGATGATGATGCTTATGTCTGATCGACGCGACGAAGCTGCGAAGATGTACGACCAGCTGATCGAAGAGTTTGACAAACTCGCATAAAAGACTTGTGCCCCGCATGAATGTGGGGCACAATCAATTTACTCAATCAACCATAAAGGAGGCTATCATGCCAAGAACATCTTTCGGAAAAACCCGCCCAGCGGATACGCCATATGCAACATACGCCAGCCGCGACGGCTGGGTGTGGAAGGTTCTCAAGACCTATAAGCACTCAAGCGCCGAGACCACCGACCCACATGCTCGATGGTTTGTCGCTGCGACATCGCCCATGATGCACGAAGGTGCGTATGAGATGGGTGATACCTATCGCCGCGACGTTATCTCTTACGGTCAGCTGGTCGATGCGGATCCAGAGTGGCGCGACGAGTATAGCGTCTGATGTACCACGCTATCGAAACTCTAATCAAATGGTGCCGTGGTCGTCAGACCACGGTGCTCGATGACATCCTGGGCGCGGTCGCACTTTTCGCGATGCTGTTCATCCTGCTTTGGGTGACGCCATGATCGAAGTAAACAAAAAACATTATGGGACATGGGGCGTATTTATGCGCCCCATAAACTCGAAAAAAGGTCAGCACCATGACGAGCACTTGGGCACATACCTATATGAACCCAATGCGATCCGCGCTGCATACGACCTGCAAGAGCATGATCAAAACAATGATCGAGACCGAGCGTACTATGTGCGAGAGGTTCCGTTCATAGATCGCAGCTGAACCACCGACCAGGCGCTGCGCTATATGACGGCTTCGCCGCCTGGTCTACTCACCAGTTCCCTGGCCCAGGGTTAAGGGCGTCCTTTGGTTGGGACTATCCCTGCGGGTGCAAACCCGCAGGGATTTTTAGTCAAGCCGCAGGGCAGCTGGGCCGCAGAGATTTATTCATAAAACTTTCAATTAAATTGTTGACCCCATGCACGTTCCCAGTTAGAGTATTAGTACGCCAATGATGGCGCTCAATCTAACCAAAGGAACGTGTAACATGAAATCATCATACACAAACGTCAGCCAAATCGAGATCAACGTGGATCTTGGGATCAACGAAATCGAAACTATCATCACGGTTCTTGAGGCCAAGGCCGAGGGCGACAATGGATGGCAGGTTCGGGATCTGCTGCGCCAACTCAAGGCCACCAAGGCCGAGAGCATCCGGCAAATTCGAGACAGCCTCAAAACCTACGCATAAAGCAAGGGCCCTTCGGGGCCCTTCACTTTTGCCCGCTGCGCTCGAGCCCAGCACCACGCGCCAGGGATCCGGCACCACGCGCCCGCCCTGGCATTACATAAAGAAATAAACGGGGCCGCAGGGCCGCAGGGCCAGCAAGCCCGCAGAGATTCCAATAAAATAAAACTTGCGGGCAGCGTGCAATCTGTTATTCTCAACTCACTCAACTAAACAAAAGGAAACCAAACCATGAAATCCGGAATCATCTACAACGGGCCCAGCCTATTGGATGGCAAACCAATCGTCGTCATCGCGACCTTCTCAAATCGTAACACAAAAACAGGCGCGGTCGTGCAAACGTACATCTTGCGCTCCGATATCAACCCGCTTGAGGCCAGCAAAACAGGCGAAGATTTTTCAATATGCGGCGACTGTACCATGCGCGGCGAAGTCACGACCGACCCCGCCCGCAAGCAAGCCAAGGGGCGGCGCTGTTATGTCAACTTAGGCCAAGGCGTCTTAATCGTTTTCAAATCATTCTTGCGCGGCGTGTATCAACCCGCGGATCCGGCCACCATAGGGCGCGGGCGCTTTGTCCGAGTCGGCACATACGGCGACCCCGCAGCGGTGCCCGCCCACGTTTGGGAAGAATTACTTTCCGAGGCGGACACGTTCACAGCATACTCACATCAGAGCGGATGGCGTCCCGATATCGCGATGCAAAGCGCCGACAATCACACGCAGGCGGTCGCGCATTGGACCGAGGGGCGGCGCACGTTCCGAGTAATCGCGGACCTTGGCGACCTAGACAAAAGCAACGAGGCCCTATGTCCCGCATCAAAAGAAGCAGGGCGTCGCGTACAATGCACAGCCTGCAAACTTTGCAAGGGCTCGAGCAAAGGCAAATCAATCGCGATAGTAGAGCACTAAAGGGAGGGGCTTCGGCCCCTTTTTTCTTTGCCCGCCAGGGCCCTGGCGCTTGCGCCGCGGACCGCGGTCCGATAAAATAAAACTACGAGGCCGCAGGGTCGCAGGGTCGCAGGGCCGCAGAGTATATAAGCTCTAAGCGGGGCCGCAGGGCGCAGAACAAAGACGCAGGGTCCGCGAACCTCGATCCTTGGGCCGCAGAGATGCCGCCACTAGCGAGCAAGGCCCCCTGATCCCCCTCAAACAAAAGTATATCTCGTTCCTTGGACCTCTTTACCAAGAAGAAATTTGCCCCACCTCTGGACCAATACGTTGTATTCCACGCGATCTGATGGGGAGAAATATTTACTGCGTTGCTATGACTTACCTTCAACTCACACCAAAACGGCAATCCTTCCCATACTAGATGCACGTCAGGCACACCCCCGCCGTGTTTGTTTTCAATCCTTGTCGCGAAGCACTTCTTCGGTAGGTTCTGCCTCAACGTGTTCCAGAAATTCGCCTCCGGTCCCTTGCTCATTGGGTGTGATATCCTTTGCTGTGCCTTCGATCATAAACGCCTGTGGATAAGACTTCTGAAGCATCGCCAGACGAGCAGTGATTTCATCCCGAGATAGTTGATCGATGGTGTTGATTGTTTCCCGTCTATCAATCGTCAGACCACCCAAGGCAGAGCGTATCTTCTCCGCGTTGATCGCCGCCGAAAACTGTCCGGCCTCTTCCGCACCGAGAGATAGTTTGTGCAGCCGCTCAAGCTGACCGATAGTAGAGACAGCGTACCTCCGCTCCCGCTCCTCTCGCAGTTCGGTGATATACTCCACGACATGAGGGTAGTCCCGACCATTCAACAGGATCGATGCTTGCTGTGGTGCCACATCAGGGGCGTACCCCGCCTTGCGAGCACAGGTTGAGTTGTTGTAGATGCCTTCGACAATGAACCTAGCAAAGGTACGTTGCCTGTTGGTCAGGGACCTGCCGTGCTCCTCTTCGATCTTCTTTTCCAGAGATGCCATCGTTGCCTCGTTTGTTGTTTGGATACAAGTTATACCAAGTGAAACCCAGAGGCAAATGCCCCATCGAGTTCTCTTATAGGCCTTTTTCCTAGCCGAAACGTAATAACGTAATCCGATTGTAATATCTCATGGGCTACTTAGTAACTGGAAAGATTACTTGTTTTACTCCTGATTACACTGATTACGCTGATTACAGTGGATTCTAAAGTTTTTTTTTTT